TGTCGGTATCGACGATCCCGATGAAGAAATCGCCGCGAACTACGTGCGACAGGCGGCAATCGAATTTTGCAAGGGCGGTCGTGTACTGCAGCGCGAAGTCATTATCCAGCTTGAGCCGGGGGTGACTCGCTACCCGGTGTTTCCTTACGGCGGCGAGCAGATCATTGGTGTCATCGGCATGCGCAACGACACCGCCGATGCGAGCTCTTGTCTCGGTGGAAGCACCACGAGCGGATCGTGGCACGGCTCCCGCTGGCAGCTTGATACCGCGCGCAACGAATTCAGCTACGAAAGTTGCAAGATTTCCGGTTTGCTGCGCCTGCTCGTTTGGGCCGCGCCGACCGAAGCAGCCTGCGCACAGGACGTGTTCCTCTACGACCGCTTTCGCTATGACATTACGCAAGGCGCTCGACAGCAATATGCGATGGCCATGCACTTCCGTGACCGCGCGTTGATGTCGTCGCTTGCATCACCGGATATGTTTCAGCGCGCAATCCTTTTGGCCAAGACGAAAGCGCTGATGCAAACTTCGTCGTGGCCCTCGGCGTTCAGCAATATGTTCGGGAACGGGCGTGGCTGGACGCGCGGGGATCACTACTTCCACCGGAGCTGAGCATGACCCTTTACGAATGGCTGCGCACAGTAGCCTTCCCGCTCAACGACGATGAACCGGGGCGTCCCTTTCAGCGCTATCCCCTCAAGGACATGATCGCGGCCTACAACGCCGCGATGTGCCTCGTATCCAAGTACCGCAAAGACCTGTTCACTGAGCTGAAGACCGTGCAGTTGGTGCCCGGCACGTATCAAGACGTGCGCGGCTGCTGCAATGAAGTGCTAGACGTGCTGGATCAGACTGACGCCAACGGCGACCTGATTCGCAAGATCAGCGGCGCACGTTCGCGCACCACTACCGCAAAGCGAATCTGGAAAAAAGCATCCTGCCTTTCGGTGCCGGCTGGGGTTAGCTATCTCGTAGAAAACGCCGACATCGACAAGAACATGCACGGCCGCTTTTCCATAGACCCGCCGGTACCCTGTGGCGTCGATGTTTTTGTCTTGATCAAATGCGTTACTGCACCCTGTGTTTACAGTGAAGCAGACGCCAACGTACAGCTTGCGGTAGACCGCATTCACCTGACTGCGGCGTGGCACTATGTGCTGGCCACTATGCTCGCCGGCGACCAGTTTGCTAACGCAGCTGGCGGCGGCAAGAACTACCACTACCGCATGTTCTTCGACATTCTCGGTGTCGTACAGCGGCAGGAAGACCGCATCGAAAACAGAGAGGAAGCGTGATGGACTGCGAACCGAATAGCGGCTGCCCGCCCACTCCCACCCCGGTTATGCCGCGGTGCGACGTCGTTTTGCCCAACGGCACTTTCACGAACGCAACGATCGTCGTGGAAAACGGCTGCGTTGTCGACGTACAGGGCGGCATGCTGCAGGTCTACACGCCTGATCTCTGCTGCCCGACTACCGGCGGCACAGGTACAGGCGATGGTGGCCTCGACGGCCCGCCCGGCCCGCCCGGCATCAACGCCACGGTTAGCATGGGTTCGGTGACTTCACTGGCTGCAAACGCATTACCGACCGTAACCAACGTGGGCACAGCGACTGCGGCCATTTTGAATTTTGGCATCCCGCGGGGTGCCGACGGCGCCGACGGTAGCAGCGGCACCGTCGGTGAAACGCAGACCGCAGGCGGCATCGTTCTGCTTGACGGCCTGATTAAAGACGTACCGGTGCAGTGGCCCCCGATCATGAACGTCGAGATAGCCGCTGTTAGCACCCCCGGCGTTACCTTCACTGCGATCGAAGATCCGAATACAGGAACCGTGACGTTTACTTTTAGCATGAGCGCTTATGCCGCAGCGCTAGAACTAGAAATCAACGGTGAACTAAGTATCATCGCTTCGCAGTTGGTTGCTCTGCAAACTCAGGTCGTGTCCCTGCAGGAAGCCGTATTGGTTTGCTGCCCGGCTGCCGTACTTGATCTTAACGGCGACGGTGCTCCTGACCCGGGCGGTGTTCCGGGGGTCAGCCCGCCGCCGCCGATCGGCACAAACTAAGGATCTGTCATGGCCGCTTACACAGCCAAGCGCTTCGGGGGTTCAACTCCCCGAATGGCGCCGCATTTGTTGGGCGCCGAGAACGCGGGAGTGGCGCTGGACTGCAAGCTCTGGCACGGCAATCTCGCGTCATGGCGCGAACCGCGGCTTGAGCGCACGCTGGCTGCAGGCATCGGTACCACGTTCCTCTACGACTGCTGCTGGCTAGATTTCAGCGGCTGCGTCGATATAGCCGTAGGTCCAGTCAACTGCCGCAAGTTGTTTCTGACCGGGTTGCTCGACTACCCGGCGGTCATGGAGTTTGCCCCGACTGAGATCAACCGTTGCGCGGCCACCACGCGCCGCCTTGGCGTTCCCTGTGGCGACGCGCCGCTATCAGCCGTGTACGGCGCCGGCGGGGCGCTGCGCGACACTGAGGGCCGTAGCTACGCCTACCAGTACGTCAACGCAGCCGGAGAAAGAGGCGCGTTGTCGCAAACCACCCCAACGGTGCAAGCGCGCGACGGTCAAACCGTTGTGCTATCCGGGTGGGCTACGCCTGACGCAACGTGGGGGATCACTCACGTTCAGATCTACCGCACGGTTTCCGGCTACCAGTCTCCCGGTAAAGAATCGGGCAATGTGCTTGATACCACATGGATGCTGGTCGGCAAGGTGCTGGTCGGCGCGGGATTCTTTATCGACAGCGCGACTAACGAGCTCCTGATCGAAGCGCTGCAGGAAGACATCGCGCCGCCACCGCCTGCAGAGCTGAAAGGCATCATCCACATCGAGAGCATGAACGCGCTCGCCGGTTTTGTGGGCAAGCGAATCTACTACAGCGAAAACAACAGCTATCACCAGTGGCCTTACTTCCAAGACCTTGACGACAACATCCTTGGGATCACCGAAAGCAACGGCCTGATTTACGTGGCCACCGACGGAGCTCCTTACGTCATCACCGGTGTGGCTGACTGCCAGAACGCCGGTTGCCGTGAAGTCGTGCGCTTACCGGTGGTGCTACCGATGGCCGGCGGGGGCAACCGGCGTATGGCGGCGACACCGCAAGGCGCGGTCTACCCCGGACACGACGGGCTGGTGCTGCTGGCTGGCCGGGCTGTTCCGGGGTTGCTGACCCATCCGCTTTACGCTGCAGACGACTGGCAGGCGCTGGCACCAAACACGATCGTTCCGGTTGTGCATGGCGGCAGCCTGTTCGTGTTCGGACAGGGCGGAGCGTTTGTGCTCAAGCTCCCCGGCGGGACGGAAGCCGGCTGGCCGCTGGACATGCACAGCAGCCTGTCCGATACCAACGTGCGGCAGGCGCAGGTGACGCGCAACGGCGCGCTGTACCTGCGCTTGGCCGACGGCCGCGTGGTGGAGTGGGACCGGGGCAACACGCTGCGGCCGCACAAGTGGGTTTCGCCCGAGCTGGTCACGGACACACCGGTAAACTTCGGTGCAGCTCACTTGCAAAACGTGAACGGAAGCGAGAGTGTTACCATCACGGTCGACCGTCGGCAGCCTTTCGAGCGGGATGTGCTATCGCCGCGTGTGTTCCGTTTACCGACTTGGATGTTGGGCACACGCTGGCGGGTAACACTGGAAGGCACTGCTACCGTCAGCCTGTTTTCGATGGCGACGTCCATGAAAGAACTCGGGAGCTAAGATGTCATTTCACGTTATCCAGCCACCTACTGAAGAAGCCCGTCTTGCCGAAGTCGGCAAAGAGATTGTCGCGGCGTCACTGAAGTTTGGTGCCAAACTCGAAATCGAAGCGTTTTTAATTTCGTGGCTAAACGGCACGCGGGTAATCGCTGAGCGTAATGACCAAGCAGAGATCGTAGGTTTAACTTTGGTCAGCGTAGGCAAGCGGTGGGTGCAAAGCGACTTCGCTGCAACCGTGCTGTTTTTTAACGGCAGTCAAGAGCTGTTTGATTTCACAAAGCAAATTTGCAGTGCGCTTGGTTCTAGCGCTTTGTTCATGGAAACCGGTTTGCTAAATCAGAGCGCCGAAAAAGACACCTTTGAAATCACGAAGTTTCATCTGACCTGACATGCCTATCGGTGCAATTATCAGCACGCTAACCGGGGGGATTTTCTGCCCCCCGGTTACTAGCATTGGCTACACTGCTGCTGCTGCGGTGCATGGGACAGCGATACTTGTCCAAGGTGCGGCCGAGGTCGCAATTCAGATCGCGGTGGCTTTGCGAGAGCGCAATTCAAGCCGATCAATTAGCAACATGCAGACTGATCTTGCCGACCAGCAAATGCGGTTGGCAGAACGGGTACAAGCGCACGCTATTTTGTTTTGGCCAGAAGAACGAGAGCTGGTCAACGACGTCTTCAGTGAAGCCAGAGCTATCGCCAATTACGCGCTCGGCACCGGTTGGGGAAACATCGCGGAAAGCACTCTAGCGCAAGCTCGACTTGTCTGGCTTGAAACCAGCCGGCAGGAATGCTTCGTGCCTGACCGCTGCGATGACGCGCGTTGGCAGCGCAACGCCATGATGAATCAGGTGGACTTAACTTCTTACGGCTTCAGGCAAGCCGAAGCCCGCATGGAAATTCTCAACGATCGCCGCTATGCGCGTCAGCTTGCCGTGCTGGGACTTGGCCGCGGGCTCGCAAGCACGTTGACCAGCTACCAGAGCGTCAGCCAGTATTCGGGACTCAGTGCTACCGACATGCTTGATGCAGGCGTTACCTCTGCGCTATCAGAGTTTGGCTTTTTCCGTGGGCGCGGAACACCGACCGACGGCTGGGCGGCGCAGAGCAGCCTGCGGGAAGTTTACGCGCCGGGTACTGTTGGCACGCCAGTGAAAGTCAGCACGCCTTTACTACTGCAGCGGCCTGAAGCTGCTGCCACCGCCACCGCCATGCCTCTTGCCGACTCAATGCGTGCGCGAGCGGAAAGCCTGCCTTCATACGGCCCCCCGACCAGTAAGCAAGAC